AATCTTGAAGATTGGGTTTCTCTTCTACTACCTCATCAGTCTTAATATCATAAGTGTTTTGATAGTAAGAAGTTTTCCACCCGTACTTGTATGTAGTCAAAAAGTCATTTGCCATCACTGACACAGGTACTTCATTATCGGGATAATTTTCTGGATTATACGACCAGTTTCCAGATATCGCCTGATCAAAGAACTTTTGCATAACAGCAACAATATTGATATAACCAGTATTACCAGGCATATCCCAAAGAAGCGTGTAATTGTTCTTAAGGGTATGATACTGTGGAACAATTTGTTTGAGTGGACCTTTTTTACTCTTCTTAATGGACAGGAATCCGCGAGGTGGTTCGATTCCGTTGGTTGCGTTTGACACAACGGAACTACTCTCTGATGGCATTTGTGCGGACAGTGTTGAGTGTCTGAGACCGTGTTCCAGGATAGATGCCCTAAGAGATTCCCAGTCATGCTGATAAGAGATGAATGAAATTTCGTCTACGTCTTTTTTGTAAGTATCGATGGGAAGAATACCATCAGCATACTTGGTACGTCCAAAATATTCACAGTATCCTTTTTCTTTAGCAAGTTGGTTGGATGCCTTCAGAAGATAATACTGGAATGATTCGGAAAGTCCGTGAACTGCATCCCAAGCTTCCTGAGAGTCATAATTAAATCCAAGTTTTGCCAAATAGTGTGCAAGACCAATAAACCCCACACCAAGAGAACGACGTGCCTTAGTGGCGATTTCTGCCGCCTCTACGGGATATTTTTGATAGTCAATCAACTCATCCAATCCACGAACAGAAAGGTCACAAAGTTCTTCAAGTTCTTCATCAGACTTTACTTTACCAACATTGATTGCGGAAAGAATACAAAGAGCAATCTCTCCCATCTTATCATCAATATGTTGAATTGGATCGGTTGGCAGGGTAATCTCTTGGCAGAGATTAGACATATTTACCTTATCCTTAAATGAAGAGTGTGAGTTGCAATGGTCAATGTTCATAATATAGATTCGACCTGTCTCAGCACGTTCCTTGAGTAGGTTAAGAATGAGTTCTTGTGCTTTAATAGTTTTCTTTGGAATGGACGGATTTTCCTCATATTCACAGTAGAGACTGTCAAAATTATCTGTTCCGAAAGAATCATAAAGTCCAGGAACATCATGCGGAGAGAACAACGTGATTTCATGGTCTTGAATAAACCTTTCATAGAATAGTTTACTAATTTGAATGCTATAATCAAGTTTGCGAACTCGATTATCTTCCGTTCCCTTGTTATTCTTAAGAACTAGAATGTCTTCGATTTCTTGGTGCCAAATGGGGAAGTGGACTGTCGCGGATCCACCTCGTATGCCATTTTGCGTGCAACATCTGACAGTTGCTTCAAACTTCTTGAGAAATGGTACAACACCCGTGTGTTGAACTTCTCCCCCTCTGATTTTGCTGTTGATGCCACGGATTCTACCAGCGTTAATGCCGATTCCCGCCCTCTGTGCAACGTATCTGCCAATAGCCATATCGCTACTAAAGATAGAATCGAGGGTGTCATCAACATCAACAAGAACACAGCTAGCGAATTGTCTAAGTGGCGTCCTAACGCCTGCCATAATGGGGGTAGGGATGTTGATTTTGTGCTTGCTGATTGCGTCATAATACCTCTTGACATATGACATTCTGGTTTCTTTGGGATACTCTGCAAAGATAGTCAGAGCAATCATCATATACATGAACTGAGGAGTTTCATATACTCCACCAGAACTACGGTCTTGAACAAGGTACTTATCAACTACCTGACGAAGCCCAGCATAAGTGAACAAGAAATCGCGGTCGTGGTCAATAAAAGAATCTGCACGAGCAATCTCTTCTTGAGAGTACTTATTATAGATATCATTATCATATACTTCTGCACAAACACAATCAATGATGTGCTGTTCGAGTGTAGGAAGATCTTTCATCTTCCCATAAAGTTGTTTGCGAACTGCAAAAAGAAGTAAACGAGCAGCAACAAACTGATAATTTGGATGATCTAAATCAATCAAATCCGAAGCAGAACGAATAAGAATTTCTTGAATTTCTGCAGTTGTAATGCCGTCATAAAATTGAATGCCAGATGTCATCTCAACTTGACTTGCAGAAACACCCGCAAGACCCTTACACGCCTCTTCAACCATCAAGTGCATCTTTTCTAGGTCAAGAGATTCAATTCGACCGTCACGCTTTTTAACTTTTGTTCCGTTGCTCATATTTTCTTCCAGGAGATAAATTTAAGTTTTGCTTCTAAACCAGAGTAAGTATTTAATTCTATCACATTCTGAACATCAAGTCCAGATAAAACCATTTCATTGATGTCCTTTTGAGACAGTGATGATGGCCAAATTACGACCCTTTCACCTTCATCAATTCGCTTTGAGATTCGATTGAGGATTTCTGCATTACGTGGTTCGTTATCGTATATCCAAACACAATCGCGAATACCCCACTTAGTAATATCACCGTCAGCTCCGCAAAGAGCAATCGAGTTGTGAATGAAAGTTGAGTCGAAGGGTCCTTCCGCAATGTATACAGTTTTGCCCTTTTGTACTTCATCAAGACCATAGATTTTTGGTGCGTCATCAGTTAACATCACAGTAATGTATTTAACCTTTGATGGGCCAAGTGCCCTACCCTGAAATCCGACTAGTGTATTTTGATAAAACAATGGAATAATAATCCTTGGTTCATCTTTATCAATATTGTCGAATGTAAATTTTAAAGAATTAGTCCATTCTTTAAACTTTTCAGCGTAATAAAATTTATGCGGGTTTAACTTTCTTTTAACAAGATAGTCATTTGCATCAGGTATCTCTGACGCTTTTGGAATATTCAGTTTTGGTTTAAATTTTGGTGGTTTAAAATCAAAAGTGGGTTCTTCTACTGTAAAACTTTTTCCAGTATGTCCCTCTTTAAATTTTTCGAATGTATACTGCTTATAAACTACTGGGTCAACTTCTTTTAAGAAATTATTAAAAGAGACATTGACGCCACAATTATGACACTTATAATTTGTGTTATTTTTTACTTGATACAGGTATCCTCTTGCTTTGTTCTTATTTTTTTGAGAATCTCCACAAATAGGACATCTAAAATTATAAAGATTATGTTTTACCTTTTTAAACTTTTGAAATCTAGTAGAAATCAAATTGATGTACTTAACATCAACAAAATCCATAATCATTCTTTAACGTATGAGTCCAGTCTACCAGACTATCTCGTTTTGTCAAGACACAAAACAGTTATAAGACCAGTCCACTTTATAACTGAATTTGTAATCTTTTGAAGTGAGTAGATGTTTGTCTTATTTTTAGTTTTCATTGGCACCAACGCCAACTCTTGATTATTTAGTTTTTACTTGTTGAGTTAGTGAATTTATTGAAGAAGTTATAAAATCTGTTACAACTGGAACAAATAATAAAGAAATAGCAACTACTCCCGCTGCCATCCATCTAAATTTAAGAAGTTCCTCAACCCTTATTTCTATTTTTCCAATTTTTTCATTTATATCTTCATCATTCCTAGCACAATTAAATATTCTTTCATCATGGACCGCAAGCATTTTACAAATATTTTGATTAGTTTCACTTAAGGTTGTAATGGCAGCATCTACACGCTCTACCATTTCTTCGTGAATTTTTACTCTTTCTTCAAGAACTGCAACCTTAATTTTTGAGTCTTGTCCAAACATTGTTTTACTGCGATGGTTTATTTCTCATCCAGCGTTTGCGGGATCCCACTCCTAAAGATGCATATTTTCTTCTTCTTAATCCCATCACAGGATCAAATCCTGCAGTTGGTCCTTTTGCTTCCGAAGATCCACTAAATCCACCAGATGCACCAGGAGCATTTGCGGACATCATCTCCTCTCTAACTATTTGAATGATCCAATCAAGTTTCTTCTTTTCCATTGTAGATCTTATTAAGTTCTGATAGACAGTGAAGATCAACTTGAATATTATGAATACCAGATTTTGGATATTCTGGCAATCTATTCAAAAAAATAATGAAAGATTTTAAAGAAGACCACAACTCTTTTTCAATTTTAAAAAACAACATTGGAGTTGTTGCTTCACCAAAAATATTATAAAGAATAATAAAATGATTTAAGAGAAGGTGAGTTTTGAGCTCACCATCTCTTTTATATCTTTTCAACAACCTCTTAATATATTTAAAATGATTTAGATCTTTTTCAAAATCTTCCTTAGTCACTGCTTGGGGATTTTCATAATTTTTAATAGCAAAAAGAAGGAAATTGTCCTCGTTCAATTCATTAAATATCATAAATCAATCAACGTGCAGTTGGATAAAGAATTCCGTCAGCACCAGTAGTAATGCCAGACATTGCAACCAGAACTTCACTCTTTACTCTGAAATTGCCCTGACAATCAACATAAGTTGTTACACCAACCCAACCTTGATGGGTAAATCCATTATAAGAAGCAGGAACTCCATCTGTTGAAATGCCATACACTAGTTTATCAGTTACACCATATGATGCTTCACTAAAAGTACTGTCAAGAACAGTGTATTTTGGAAGTTCACTGACGTAAAACGATGTTGCAGCAATAGCAGAACCACTTAGACCAGCAGTTGAAGCAATTGAAAGAGAAGTTGTGCTAGCAATACCAACGATTACAGCGTCTCCAAAATAAGTTCCACCTTCACCGCGAATACCAAATCTAATCACATCTCCAGTCGCTGCAGCTCCAACTTGTCCAAAAGTTGTGCCAGAACCAACCACTTCAAGAGTGGCATAATTTAAAGTTACTGTGCCTCCAGAACCCTTGTTGTCATTATTTCCCCAGAGTGCCATGTTCTTTTCCGTAAAAGTTATTTGCTAGAAATTATTTATAAAAAATAGAGACCCCAAAATGAGGTCTCCATTAAGTTTTAACCTATCTCAAGGAGTTAAATCTTGAGCGCCTTTCTTTTTCAATGCTGCTTGAGCTTGAATAAGAATGAGTGAAAGAATGCCGTTTGATTTGACCTTTGGATTAGCTCCAAGTGCTTCTGAAACTGCAAAGAGTACAGTTGCGATAAGTGCTTGATTAGCAAGACACCATGCTACTAGAGCGGACATAATAACCTCCTATAGAGAGTATCCTAACCTATTTAGTAATTATGCTAATTTTTTAGACATCTTTGTAGCAGTAGCATACATTACTTCTTTGCCACGACCAGGATATCTATCTTCAAATCCAGGAAGATTTTTTTTCATTTTCTTCACAAGTTCTTCTCTTTTTCTTTTTTCCGCTTTGGTTAAAGTTTTTTCATCAATCTGATTTCCTTCCATCTCATATGAGTTTGCAAGTGGAAGACTTACTCCAGAACCACCAAGTCTCTTTACAGCAGATCCAGCAGCACTTGATTCTGCACCTTTAGTCGCTTGTTGCAATTTAGTTGCTTTTTCAATTCTTTGTTGTTGTCTATGTGTTGCAGAATTGATATCAAAACTTTGTTCACCAATGTTCGCACTTTCACTTCTAATATCAGCAAGTAAAGTATCTAGTTTTGACTTTTTCTTTTTCGCAGGTGCTTTAGCAGTTCCTCCAGTCACTTTAGCTGTTTTTGCAGTTGCTTTAGGTGTCGCTGGTTTTGCGGGTGCTTTAGGTTTTGCAGGTGCCTTAGGCTTTGAAGGTGCTTTTGGTTTTGTTGCTTTTGGTTTTTCCTTTGGTGGAGTTGTTGCACTACCTTCCCAAGGATCAGCAGGTTTTTCTGCTTTCTTTTTAGTAGGTGGAACATAAGAACCACTACTTACTTTTTCTCTCCTACCGGCACCTTTATTCCTATAACCACCCGAACTTTTTCCTGCGGTTTGATATTCACGATTATTACGCATTATCTCCTCGTGACCCTTTGCAGTATTTCTTTTTGCGTGTTTTTCATTAGAATCTGCTCTATCTGCAATTTTTGTCGCAGCAGATGCTACTTTTCTTGCACCAGAAGATACTGCTCTTCTTGCGGCGCTTCTTACATCGCGAACTTTACTTGCAAGTTTTTGTCTTGCAAGTCTTCCTACTGCCTTAATTAGATTTCCTCTCTTTTTCTGTCCAGTAGGAGTATCGTGTCCAAAAGTAACTTTTGCTTCAGTTAGTGCATACTCAAGTGCTTCTTCAATGTCATCTTCTTCATATCCTTCAATAAGAAGTTCATCATAAATACTCTCTACAATATAATCAACTTCATCAATTTCAACCATCTCAATAAGAGTACCACCAAGATTTTCCACCGCTTCTTTCATTGGTGGATTAATTGCAATTTTATTACTTACCTTTTTTTCTGTAATTTTTTCTTCTTTATCCTTATTAATAACTTCCATCACTTCGGAAAGATCTTCTCTCCAGTTTGAGTAACCTTCTTTGTTTATTTTTTTCTTTTTCTTTCCACCCATTTGATCATTACCAGTTGCACCAGCAATTACATCCCCTCTGGTTACTTTATCATATGGTGGATAATTGTTGGCAAGATTACCATCGTTTGCTTCTTCTACTTTTTTTCTCTTAAACTTTCCAGAAACCTCACCTTTTTCATATCCTTTATCATCACCATCGTCATTCCACCAAAATTTTGGTTTTTCTTTTTTTTCTTCCGCTATCGCAACCTGCTCCAGATAAACTCTGGAAATATCATTCAGAGGATTAATAGACATCTTAATTAAGCGCGTACTTTACTTTTTCTATACTTATTTATGAAATTGACTCCGTATGGTTTTGCACCGTGTTGCAAGTTTTGTCTATTTGTCCCCACTGCTCCAGGAGTCATTCTGGCATAATGTTTAAATGCTCCCAAAGTTCCAACAAGAGTATTTGGATGAGTCTTGTCTCTCATTGGACTATCCATTTTAACTTCCGTATATTCCATCAAATCTTTAATCCAAGACTTGAACATATAACCTTCTTCAGTCACACATATTAAATGATTAGTTCCTCTACGCATCACCTCACCAATCAATCCAGTGTTTAAGTTTTGAACTTTATCTCCTATTTTAAAAATTTCTCCCCTCACATAATTCTCACGAAGATTTCTCATATCATACTTGGGAGCAATTTCCCATAATGAATAATTTTCTTTTTTAACTTTTGTCTTTTTTACCTGCATTCCTTGACGGACAGAATTGAACAATGCTTGCGTCTCAGCATCATCAAGTGTCTTCGGAGTTCCCATACGGAAAGAATCAAAGTCATTATCCAATACTGCTTTTCTCATCTTGGATGCAGACATTCCTTCTATACCTTCAGCATCTGCATCTCTCACACCAGCAGATACAACGCGAATTAAATCAAAATTGTATAGTTCTCCATTATACTTTTGCGCAAGGTTTTCGAATTCTGCTTGACGATCAGAACCAACAACAATATTTACGCTAGTATATCCCTCTTCCTGTGCTGCAACAAGAACATCAAAGATTGTTCTCATATATGGATCATTAATAATGTTCTCCTCAAAATCTGGGAACATTTTTCTCATATAAGAAACTTTCATATCAGGGTCCAAAGGATTTTTCTTTGGATCTTGAGACCTTGATGGATAGATTTTAACATCCCCACCAGCAGAAATTCTCTTTGCAGACTTGAGAAGTTTTTCGTGCCCAACTGTAGGTGGATTAAACCTACCAAATACTACAGTAAGAGGAGGTAGTTCCTGTTCTGGTTGTTCTTCGGGAGCTTGCTGTGCTGCTTGAGGTTGTGGTGCAGGTGCCTGTGCAGCTTGAGTTGGTTGTGGTGTAGGTGCTTGTGCTGCGGGGGATTTCTTTGCCCCTGCCTCTTCAGCACCTTTTGGTTTCCTACCATCAGTAAATTTTAATTTTCCCTTATCAGTTCTTGCTACAACTTTTCCTGAACGGTCAATCCATCCACCGTGACCATCTCCAGTCAGTCCAAGTTTTTTCGCTTGCATTGCTGCTTGCGATTGTGTTGCTTCAGATAAGAATTGGAAAAAACTTTTCATTAATGTATTTTAGCACACTTAAATGTCTTTATGTATTTATAGATAGAAAAATCCATCAAGTGCTTCTAAATAATGTCTTGGATAAATTTTAAACACAACACCCTCTCTAGTGTTAGTGCGACGGTTTTCCCACTTATATCTTATTGAAAAAATATCTTTTTTGCTAATCACACCATCATCAGATACATTTGCAGACAAAATAATTTGTGGTGTTCTTCCTGCCCCAGAAGGTCCTTGCGTCCCTCTTGAGGTTCTAAGAAGAGAAACTTCATAATCATAAGACATCATTTTATCGAAAAATTGTGGATTCAGTAATTGAGACTTAAATCCACTAACTTTTGTCGAAGAACCAGTAAGTTTTACAAGTTCAGTGTCTACTCCTCTTGTAAATCCATTATAAATGTATTGCAATATTCTCCTTTTAAGTGGACCATTTTGCTCAAATCCATTTTTTATTTTTCTGTATGCATCGATATAAACCCGAGTAGCATTATTTTTCAAGTACAGTGGTATATTTGTTGAATAGATTGCACTTTTACTGGCAAATCTTCTAGTGAAAATATCATTACTTAAATATGTGTTAAATGATTGTATCCATTTTTGCTCCGTAGAATTATCAAGATTTATACCCATCTGATTAAAAAGTTCTTCAAATTTTTGATATTGCCCACCACTGACTTGGTGAAACTGCTCTCCGCCAGGAACCTTACAAGAAAAATCAGCAAATCCTCTTTGAGTCTTTCCACCAGTACGAATTTTTACTTTAACATCCGCTTTTGTCGTTCTTTGATTTCTTGTTCCAGCAGCTTCTACAAGAATAAAATCGGATTTTCCATTTATAGCAAGACCCTTTGCTCTAGAATTTAAAATAGCGTGAGAGTTTGCAATCCTCGTAGTTTCTATTATCATATCATTAATATCACTAAATGAAGGAGATTGACTAGCCAACCAAGTTGCTGCTGCTGAAGGAACACTAATTCTGACTCGTATATTATCAAAAATAGTATTCTCTCCGGTGTCTATTACATCCTGAACTTGAGAATTTCTAGATACTCTACCTCTATTGATTAAAGGAACCACTTCCCTCATAACCCTTTTTACATCAGCGTTGGTTACGCGAGGGAGTTGATAGAGTTCTATTACTTCTGGATTTACTTTCGTATTTGGTCTATTATTTACACTCTTAAATCTTCTCTCAAACCTTGCTGCTACAGCAGATGCAAATATAACCTCAAAAAGGTCTCCCCTGTTAGCCATCTGTTTTCAATACTCTTTGAAGTATTTAGAGTGGAGATAAGGAGACTCGAACTCCTGACATCAGCCTTGCAAAGACCGCGCTCTACCAATCTGAGCTATATCCCCGTGTTTAGATATTATAAAACCCACTCAACTAAAAGTCAAGTGGGTTAGAGCAACCTTCCGATTTATTTATCAACTACTCGACTAATTGCGTCATCAAGGTCAGCAATCACTTCACGAATTTCAAAGATACGAGTTGGGGTAGTATCAATATCAGTAGTATATCCTCGTTGTGAATCAAAGAGAACTTGACGAACTGCAGCAGCAGAACGCACATCCATTTCAATAGTTACTTTACTCATAGGTCTCCCTCCTTACGATTTTCAGAACGCTCAATACTAAATGCACCTTCAGGATAACGAGCATTCAGTTTCTCAAAGTTCATTTGAATTACTTCTTCAAGAGAAATATCCAATCCAATACACGCTTGAGAAACGTACCACATAATGTCGCCAAGTTCTCGTTTCAGGTGAAACAGATTTTCTTGATTGACCGGTTTACCTTGAAATACAATCTTCTTTACAATCTCCGTAAACTCACCTGCTTCCGCAGACATTCCCACAGCAGCAGTAAGCAGTCGTTCAGTAGGAAATTCTTGTTGACGAAGTTCCATTAGACGATCAATGAATGGAGTATGTTCCTTACTTGGTTTTGAGGTTGTCATATTAACAAACTCAACATACTTATTAAGATCAATAGTCATATTAGAATTTAAATCCTTCGAATGTTTTCTTTGGTTTCTTTTCTTCATAATCATACTCTTCATCCTTTCCATTGTCAAGGATATCATTTTGAGCAGATTGTTCGCAATCATAAAGACGCATTTTTGCACGATCAATACCAATCACGAAACGCTTATGAATGGTAGGATCATTATAACGATTTTTGAGTTGTTTTACAAGAATCTGACCAAGACCTTCAAGTTCTTCAGTACTAATAAGAGCAAACATTAAGTCAGCAGTTGCAGGAAGACCGAAAGACTCTGAAGTATCAGTCAGTTCCACATCAGAAGAACCATAACCAGAACGAGTAGTCTGAGTAGCACTTACGATAGGAACATTAAACTCAACAGCAAGACCACGAAGTTCTTCTGCAATTGCTTTCACAAAAGTATAAGAGTTAATGTTACTGTTTCCTTTGTACCTTGAGGATGCACAGATATTTAAATAGTCAATAAAGATAATATCTGGATGAAATGACTTTTTCAGTGCAAGTTCATTTAAAAGAGACTTGAAATGCCCAGAGTGTGCAGAGGCAGTTGGATACTCTTTAATAATCAAAGTACCTTGAGTTTTCTTAGCAAGATTCGTGACCTTATTTTCGAACATTTGCTTCGGAAGGTCAACAATATCTTGAATAGGAACATTCAGGAGATTTGCGTCAATTCTTTCAGCAATGCGTTCTTCTGCCATTTCCAGCGTAATGTACAGAACGTTCCGCCCTTGGAGCAAGACGGAGCTAGCAACGTGGCACATGAATAGAGACTTCCCGACGCCCGTACCAGCAAGAGCGATATTAAGAGTTTTGTTAGGGAGGCCACCTTTCGTGATTTTATTAAAGTATTCGAGATCAAATTCAATTTTATCCTCCTTTTTGTGATAAGATTCATATCGTTGTTCATAATCCTGTAGATAATCATGACCCACATGATTATCAAAACTTACAGCAAGGGCATCAGACAGAATAGAAGGAATACTATCACGATTCTTCTTTTCATCCTTTCCATCGGCAATATGAATGGATTCCATAAGTGCCAAATAAATCGCACGATCGCGACACCACTTTTCGGTAGTGTCAATTAGCCAACCAGGTTCTACAGGGACATCCTCTAGACAAGAGATAAGTTGAGCAATCTCTTTGAAAGACTGCTCATTAATATCTGATCTTTTTTCAATCTCAATGCAAAGAACTTCTTTAGTTGCAAGTTGATTATATTCACTTACAAAGTTTAGGATTTCTTCAAATACAATCTTTTGATTGTAATCTTCAAAGTATTCAGATTTAATAAAAGGTATTACTTTTCTTACATAGTCCTCATTGTTTAGTAGATTTCTTAGAATCAGAAATTCAATTTTATCCATTACTTATAGTGAAGATAGGTGCTCATTATGTACTTTGTATTGCTGATTGGAGCAACTCCTTTATGTGGGTACATCCATAAAGGAGGAAACACAATCATTTTTCCAGTTTTTGGTTTGATAGTCAGGTCATCAAAAATAGTTTCACCTCCTTCAGTTACATCATTCAAATACCACATAAAAGATAGAAATCTTCTGGCAGAAGCATAATCACTCACATCTACGTGCGCGTCAAAAGCATCGTTGCCGTCAGTATTATACCTCTTAATGCGGAATTGTTCAAAGTTGTTCTGCTCAGGAAAACACCGAGCATCTACAAACTCATAATATTTTTTCTTATGCTCAAGAACTACCTTGATTAGATAATTGTGAATGTTGTCAACTTCATCAGTCATCTTGGAATTTTCTGTAAGATTAAACTGAGTGAAGTTAGGTCTTCTTTGATTATCAACTCTCTCTTGTTTATCCGGATTACTTTCAAACAAATCAACCAAGAACTGACAAATGTTAGGTTCTAAAACATTTTCGTGAACGTGAATTAAATCATTTAACTCAACAGCCATAACTAAACTCTTCTCTTGCAATGTCATCCAGTTTCTGCATCACTTCCTCAGTGAAATATTCTTCTGGATTTGCAAGGATTTGTTTGGCATAGATTTTCTTACCATCCATTTCATAGCGTCCTGCTACATTCTTCCAGAGTCCACCAATCTCACCAAGTTCCAGAAGACCGTAGTAACGATCAAGACCGCGCTCATCATAATAAAGACGGACTTCAACATCTTTGTTCTCCTTACTCAAAC